ACGCGCTCGATGGCCTTGGCCTTGTAGTTGAAGCTTTTGACTGTGACCGGCTTGCCGGTGATGACGCCACAGGCCGTGGCGAGTTGGCTGACTTTCAGGTCCTTGAGTTTCATGGTCGGTCTCCTTGGTTATGGGTGAAGTTGGTTATTGGGCGTGTTCGCCCTCGTGGAAGGCGCTGTCCGTGATGCGGCGCAGGTATTCGGCGTAATGGGCAAGATCGCCGACGTGGCCCCAATGGACATCGTCGGGGCGGACGTTGAAGTGGTCGTCGCTCAGGCCCTGTATCCGGGCGAGCATTTCGTCGATCTCGGCCTTCCTGGCGATGAAGGTATCGAGGGCGGTTTCGCGTGTGTTGGCAGTCATTTGCGCGCCTCCTGGGCCTAAGCGTTTCGTTGAACACATACACGCTTCAATCGCGGCGCTTATCAACTCTAATCGATTGTAATTTCAGTGCTTTTTGAGGGCGGTCCGACCATGGGAACGCGTAACAGGAATGCTCGTCAGTCAGGCCGAATACGCACGGCAACGCGGGGTCTCCCGCCAGTACGTCGGCCAGATGGTGGCCAAGGGCGTCATCAAGCTCACCGGCCGCAAGGTGGATACGGATCAGGCCGACGCCGCCCTGGCGGCGATCAGAGAGCCGGTCCGGCCTGAGAGGCGGGGCGAGGCGCCCGCCGCTGTTCCGGACGTTCCGGCGCTGCCGCGGGCGGGGGGCGACCTGCCGACCCTGCTGCTCAAGACCCGCATCAAGAGCGAGGTCGAGCGGGCGAAGCTTCTTGAGATCAAGGCCAAGGTCGAGGCCGGCAAATACGTGGATGCCGACGACGTAAAGGTCGCCGCGTTCAACAAGGCGCGGGTGGTCCGGGATGCGTTGTTGAATATCCCTGAGCGCCTCGCCGCCATGCTGGCCACCGAAAACGATCCGGCAAGGGTCCACGAACTGCTGGCCACCGAGATCCGGATGGCTCTGGAGGAACTGTCAAGTGATTCCGGACGCGGCTGAGATCTACGGCGAGGCCTTCGATCAGGGCCTGCGCCCGGATCCGCTGCTGACGGTCTCGGAATGGGCGGACCGGCACCGGCGGCTGTCTGGCCGCGCGGCCTCGGAGCCGGGGCCGTGGCGCACCGGCCGCACGCCATATCTCAAGGAGATCATGGACTGCCTGTCGCCGGCCTCGAAGGTCGAGCGGGTGGTTCTGATGAAGGGCGCCCAGATCGGCGGTACCGAATGCGGCAACAACTGGATCGGCTACGTCATCCATCACGCGCCGGGGCCCATGCTGGCGGTGCTGCCCACCGTCGAGATGGCAAAACGCAACTCCAAGCAGCGGATCGACCCGCTGATCGAGGAGAGCGCGGCGTTGCGCAAGCTCGTCAAGCCGGCGCGTTCCAGGGACGCGGGCAACACGGTGCTGGCCAAGGAGTTCCCCGGCGGCGTCCTGGTGATGACCGGCGCCAACTCGGCCGTCGGTCTGCGTTCCATGCCGGTGCGCTACCTGTTTCTCGACGAGGTCGACGGTTATCCCGGCGACATTGACGGCGAAGGCGATCCCGTCGCCCTGGCCGAGGCCAGGACCCGAACGTTCTCGCGGCGCAAAATCCTGATCGTCTCGACGCCGACCATCCGTGGGGCGTCCCGGATCGAGCGGGAGTACGAGGCGTCCGACCAGCGCCGCTACTTCGTGCCCTGTCCGGTCTGCCGCGAGCACCAGTGGCTCAAGTTCGAGCAGTTGAAATGGGAAAAGGGCAAGCCGGAAACCGCCGCTTATGAATGTGAACACTGCCAGGCCCGCATCGAGGAGCACCACAAGACCTGGATGCTGGAGAACGGCGAGTGGCGAGCGACAGCCAAACCGGAGAACGACAACGGCAAGACAGCGGGTTTTCACCTGTCCAGCCTGTACAGTCCTACCGGCTGGAGATCGTGGGTGCAGATCGCCGGGGCCTGGCTGGCGGCGCAGGGCTCCGACGCGGCGGTCAAGTCGGTGAAGAACACGGACCTGGGAGAGACCTGGGAAGAAGTCGGCGAGGCCCCGGACTGGCAGCGGCTCTACGACCGCCGCGAGGATTACCGTGAGGGCACGGTGCCCGAGGGCGGCCTGCTTCTCACCGCCGGCGTCGATATTCAGAAGGACCGTATCGAGGTTTCCATCTGGGCATGGGGAAGAGACAAGGAGTCGTGGCTGATCGAGCACCGGGTGATCGATGGCGACACCTCGCGCGAGGTGGTGTGGAAAGAACTGACAGAGATGCTGTCGGAGACCTGGAGCCATGCCTCCGGCGTCCAGATGCCGCTCAAGCGTCTGGCCGTTGATTCCGGCTACGCCACCCAGGAGGTCTACAGCTGGGCCCGCCGCCAACATGCCGGGCTGGTCATGGCCATCAAGGGGGTGGAACGGGGCGCCGCCCTGGTCGGCATGCCGACCGCCGTCGATATCACGGCGGGCGGCAAGCGGCTCCGGCGCGGCGTCAAGGTGCGCTCGGTGGCCGGAGGCATCGCCAAGCTGGAGTTGTTCAACAACCTGCGCAAGGACCGTCCGACCGACGAGGAATTGGCAGCCGGAGAATCCTGCCCCGCCGGTTATGTCCACCTGCCCAAGGTCGACGCCGAGTACTGCAAGCAGCTTTGTTCCGAGCAATTGGTGACCACCACGAACCGGCGCGGCTATGCCGTGCGCGAATGGCGCAAGCTGCGCGAACGCAACGAGGCGCTGGATTGCTACGTCTACGCCCGGGCGGCGGCGACCGTGGTCGGCCTGGATCGCTTCGAGGAACGCCACTGGCGCAAACTCGGGGATTCGCTCGGCGGCGATCCGGCGCCCAAGACCAAGCAACAACGCCCGTCCAGTCTGAAGACACGGCCTTCCCGCCCGGCGTCCAAGGGTCGCGGTGACTGGCTCGGCAACCGCAGAGGAAACTGGCTCAAATGACTTGGACGCAATCGGAACTCGACGCCCTGAAAGCGGCTTACGCTTCCGGCACGCTCCGCGTTTCCTACGACGGGCGGACGGTGGAGTACGGCTCGGAAGCCGATCTAATCCGGCGTATCCGGGTGATTGAACGCGGGATCGCCACAGCAATCGGCAAGCCCCGGCCGTCACGCAGCCTGGCGTCGTTTTCCAAAGGCTGAACTCCATGAACTGGCTTGATCAAACGGTGGGGTTCTTCTCGCCCCGCACCGGCCTTCGCCGCGCCCGCGCCCGAGCGGCGATGAATATCCTACGCCGGGGCTACGAAGGCGCCAAGCTCGGCCGGCGGACCGAAGGCTGGAGGGCGCCCGGCAGCGGCTCCAACGCCGAAATCGCCGCCGCCCTGCCCCGGCTCCGGGACCGTTCCCGCGATCTGGTGCGCAACAACCCCTATGCCGCCAAGGGGGTGAACGCCCTGGTCGGCAACCTGGTGGGCAGCGGCCTCAAGGCCCGCGCGCGGGCCGGCGACGCAGCCCTCAACGACCGGGCCGACAAGCTGTGGACCCGGTTCATGGCCGAATGCGACGCCGACGGGCGGACCGACTTCCACGGCCTGCAGGCGCTGGTCGCCCGGGCCATGGTGGAAAGCGGCGAGTGTCTTGTTCGTCTCAGGCCGCGGCGCACCATTGATGGGCTGGCGGTGCCCCTGCAACTCCAGGTGCTGGAGGCCGACCATCTCGATACCCTGCGCTCCGGCGAGGCCAAGGGAGGCGGTTTTATTCACCAGGGCATCGAGTTCGATCGGCTGGGACGCCGCGTTGCCTATTGGCTCTACCCGGTCCATCCCGGCGAGGTCGCGACCTTCCGCCGGGGCTCGCTGCAAAGCAAGAGAGTGCCTGCCGCCGACGTCTGCCATGTGTTCGAGCGCCTGCGCCCCGGTCAGGAGCGCGGCGTTCCCTGGTTCGCCCCCGTCATCATCAAGATGCGGGACCTGGACGAATACGACGATGCCGAACTGGTCCGCAAGAAGATCGAAGCCTGCTTCGCGGCCTTCGTCCTCGATGCCGACGACGGCGAGACCCTGGGCGAGGTCAGCGAAGACGAGGCCGGCCGGCGGATCGAGGCCTTCGAGCCCGGCATGATCGAATACCTGCCGGCGGGCAAGGACGTGCGCTTCGCCGCCCCGGCGGCGAGCGGCGGCTATCCGGAGTACATGCGCTTCCAGCTCCACGCCATCGCGTCGGGGCTGGGGCTGACCTACGAACTGCTCACCGGCGACCTCAGCCAGGTCAACTATTCCAGCATCCGGGCCGGGCTGATCGAGTTCCGCCGCCGCATGGAGGCCCTGCAGGGACAGGTTCTGATCCCCGGTCTCTGCAGCCCGGTGTGGCGGCGCTTTGTGGAAACAGCCCAGGCGGTGGACGGTTTGCCCGCCGGCGACTTCGGCGTCGAGTGGACGGCGCCCCGGTTCGAAGCTGTGGACCCGCTGAAGGACGCCAAGGCCGACGTCATGTCCGTGAGGTCCGGCTTCATGACCCTGAAGGAAGCCATCGCGCGCAACGGTTACGACCCGTCCGACGTCCTGTCCGAGATCGCCGACACCAACGCCAGGCTCGACGAGCTGGGCCTGGTGCTGGACAGCGATCCGCGCAAAGCGACCCAGTCGGGCGCGGCAAAAATCTATCAGGAAGGAGAAGAGAATGGCCCAAACAGCGACGGCTCCTGAGCGGAGCTCTGAGCGTAACCAAGTGAACCTGCCCATGCAGACCCGGATGGCAAGCATGCTGCCGGAAAGCGCCGATGAGGAGGCCCGCACCGTCGAGGTGGTCTGGTCGTCCGGGGCCCGTGTCCCGCGCCGGGACCGCATGACCGGCGAGGCCTATGAGGAGGTCCTGTCCCTGGACCCCGAGCATGTGGACCTGTCGCGCCTCAACGGTGGAGCGCCATTGCTCGACACCCACGGCGCCTGGTCTCTGGACGGTGTCATCGGCGTCGTCGAGCGGGCCTGGATCGAGGAAGGTGATTCTCCGGTCGGCAAGGCTCTCGTGCGCTTCAGCGAGCGCGACGATGTGGAGCCGGTCTGGCGGGACGTGCGTGCCGGGATCATCCGCAACGTCTCGGTCGGCTACAGCGTCCGCGCCTACGAGATCACCGAGGAGGAAGGCAAGGTCCCGGTCTGGCGCGCCGTCGATTGGACTCCGGCGGAACTCTCCGCCGTTCCCATCGGCGCCGATCCGGACGCCGGCTTCCGCTCCGTCTCACGGGATCCGCAACCCTGCCGCCTGATCACCAGATCGCAGAACTCTACCCCCCTACTTATGCAAGGAGAAAACACCATGGAACATCAAGACACCCCGGAGACCGAAACGCCTGTCGAGGAAACGCGCTCGGGCTCCGATACCGAGACTGTCACCGTTACCGAAGAGGCCCCCAAGGAGGAACAGCGCGCGGCTGTGGATGCTGCCGCCGGCAAGAAGGCGGCCGAGAAGGCCGATGCCGAGCCGAAAGCGAAGGCCAACACCGACGCGAGGGCGGAAGCCCAGCGCGCCGTTGCCGAGGAACGCAGCCGCGCCGCCGGCATCCATGAGACTGCCCGAAAGCTGGGGGTAGAGCGCACCGTCGCCGAGGGTTTGGTCGAACGCGGCATGCCGCTGGACGAGGCGCGAAAAACCCTGATCGACGCCGTCGCCGAGCGCGACGAACAAACGGAAACCCGTTCCCAGATCACCATGGGTGGCATGGATGAACGCCAGACCCGGCGGGACGCGGTAGAGGGCGCGTTGCTGCATCGCTTCGATCCCAGCCGCTTCGACCTGCCCGAGCCGGCCCGCGAATGGCGGGGCTATTCCCTGCTCGAACTGGCCCGCGCCTTCCTGGAGACCGACGGAACCCGCGTCAGAGGCCTCAGCCGCGACGAGATCGCGACGCGGGCGCTCCATTCTACCAGTGACTTCCCGGATATCCTCGCCGCCGTCACCAACAAGACCTTGCGGGACGCCTATCAGGCGGCGCCGCGCACCTTTCCGGCCATCGCCAGGAGGGCGTCCGCCAGCGACTTCAAGGATATTCGCCGTCTGCAGTTGGGCGAGGCCCCGCAGCTCGAGAAGGTCGCCGAGAACGGCGAGTTCAAGCGCGGAACCATGGGCGAGGGCAAGGAGAGCTACCGGGTCGAGACCTACGGCAAGGTCATCGGCATCACCCGCCAGGTGATCATCAACGACGACCTCGACGCCTTCACCCGTGTCCCGTCCCTGTTCGGGACTTCCGCCGCCACCCTGGAAAGCGACGTGGTCTGGGGGATCATCACCTCCAACCCGGCCATGGGCGACACCAAGGCCCTGTTCCACGCCAGCCACAAGAACCTGACCGGAACCGGTACGGCGCTCGACGTTGCCAACCTGGGCGTCGCCCGCGCCGCCATGGCCAAGCAGGTGGGCCTGGACGGCAAAACCATCCTCAACATCCGGCCCGCCTTTCTGGTGGTGCCTTCCACCCTGGAACTGACCGCCGAGCAGATCATCGCCCAGAACCTGGTCCCGGCCAAGAGCGGCGACGTAGTGCCGCAATCGATCCGCTCCCTGGCGGTAATTGCCGAACCCAGGCTCGACCCGGCGTCCGGGGCCGTTCCCTGGTACCTGTTCGCCAGCCCGTCCGCGATCGACACCATCGAGTACGCGTATCTCGAGGGCCAGGAGGGTGTCTACATCGAGACCCGCATGGGCTTCGACGTCGACGGCATCGAGGTCAAGGCCCGCCTCGACTTCGGGGCCAAGGCCATCGACTGGCGCGGCATGCACAAGAATCCGGGTGTCTGACCCGGTCCCATAACCTGATTACGAGGAGAACAACCCATGAAGAACTTTATCCAAAAAGGCGATACCTTGACCCTGACCGCGCCCACCGGGGGCGTTTCCAGCGGCGATGGTGTGCTCGTCGGCAGCCTGTTCGGCATCGCCGCCGGCGACGCGGCGGAGAACGATAATGTCGAGGTTCAGACCTGCGGCGTATTCGATCTGCCCAAGGCCACCGGGGCTATTGCGCAGGGAGCCAAGGTCTACTGGGACAATACGAACAAGAACGTCACCACCACGGCCACCGCCAACACCCTGATCGGCGCCGCCACCGTCGCAGCGGCGTCCGGAGACGCGACGGTCATCGTGCGGCTAAACGGCACCGTGTAGGGGATCGCGGGTGAACGCCTTCTCCGCCGCCGTCGACACGGTGTTCGCCCGCTTCGGCGTCGACGCCGTCTACACACCCGACGGCGGCGGGGCTGTGAATGTCCGGGCGATCGCTAGGCGTCCCGACGAGATCGTCGGCTTCGGCGACACCCGCGTCCTCACCGAGACCGCCTTGTTCGAGGTTAGGTCATCCGAGGTTGCAACACCGCAACCCGGGGATCGATTGACGGTGGACGGCGCCGACTACGTCATCCAGGGAGAACCGGAGCGCCGCGATCCGGACCGGCTGGTGTGGAGTCTTGATGTGAGGCCAGCGTGAAGCTCGCCGCCACCGTCACCGACTCCATCATGGCCGGAATGGAAGCGGAAATGCGGAGCATTTCCAAGGCCGTGACCGCCGGGATCAAGGAGGCCGGACGTGGGCTCAAAGGCGATTTGCGCAAGCAAGTGGTCTCGGCGGGCCTCGGCGCGCGTTTATCACGGACCTGGCGGGACCGCACCTATCCCAACAAGGGATACAACGCCGCCGCCATGGTCTGGTCCAAAGCACCCCAGATTATCCGCACCTTCGACGAGGGGGCGGTGATCAAAAGCAAGTCCGGGTTCTGGCTGGCCATCCCAACGAAGCAGGCCCCCAAGCGTGGGGTTGGAGGGAAACGGATAAACCCGTCCAACTTCCCGGAACATCGTTTCGGGCCGTTGCGGTTCGTCTACCGGCGCGGACGTCCGTCGCTCCTGGTGGTGGACGGGGTTCGCATCAACAAGTCGGGACGGACGGGACGCCGCGCCAAGGGTGGGGCGTTCACCAAGACCGGGCGCATGAAACAGGGCATTGCTACGGTGGTCATGTTCATCATGGTGCCGCAGGTGAGGCTGAAAAAGCGGCTGGATGTAAAACGCGAGATCAAACGCTGGGAGAGACAGTTGCCGGGATTGATCCAGCAGCACATGAGAACGGAGTGACCCTTGCCGTCAAGCAAACCCGAACAGGCACTTGAAGCGATCAAGGCGCTCCTTGAGACCGCGCCCAACGCCAAGATCGAGCGCAACACGGCGGTACCCGAACGCATCCCGGCGGGTGGTCTGATTGTGCTCCGCGACGGCAATCCTGGAGAGCCGGACACGGCGTTGGGCGGTTTCGGCGGCGCCTATTACAGCCACGACGTGGAGATCGAACTCTATGTCGAGGAGGGTGACGCGGCTCTCCGCGACGCCGCCTTCGATCCCCTGATGCAGGCGGTGGGAGCCGCATTGGAGTCCGACCCGACCCTCGGCGGGCTCGCCTTCGGCATGACCTATGGCCGTCCGGAAATCGACACGGAAGGCGTAACCGGCGCCCCCGCCATCAAGCACGGCACGATTACGGTGACCGTCGAGTACGAGACCGACAGCCCCCTTGGTTGATTCCTTGGGCTGAACATCAACAAACTTTAAGGAGTTAACATCATGGCCCGAGCCTATGGTTCGAGCGCCACGCTGCTGCTCAAGCGCGAGAGCGCCTATGGCGGCCAGGCGTCCGGCGACTACGTGCGCATCCCCTTCAACAGCTGTTCCTTAGGATCCGAGCAAGGGCTGATCGACGATCCCGTCCTTGGCCAGGGGCGTGATCCCCTGGCCCCCTTGCAGGACGTGATCAACGACGAGGGCGACATCGTCGTCCCCGTCGATCCGCGTTACCTCGGCTTCTGGCTGACTGGGTTGCTCGGCGATCCCACGTCAAGCGCGGTTGCGGCGACGGGATATATCGATTTTGCGGCGAACCCGTCCGACGGCGACACCATCACCTTGGGCGGCACCACCTGGACGTTCGTCTCCGGTGCGCCCACCGGCGATGAGACCCAGATCCAGACGACGGCGACCCAGACCATCGATCAGCTGGTCACTGATCTTAACGCCTCCGCCGACGTCAACATCGATGACGCCACCTACAGCCGCCCGGCCAGCACCCAGCGGCTTCTTGTAACCCATGACACGGCGGGCTCCGCCGGCAACGCCTTCACTCTCGCGGCGTCGGCGGCGACGGTCAGCGGATCGACGCTCACCGGCGGCGGATCATCCCATGTCTTTGTTTCCGGCATCGACGTCCTGCCCAGCTATTCCATCGAGGTCGGCATGCCCCAGGTGCCGGCCTTCTTCATGCACACCGGCGTCATGCTCAACTCCATAGCCTTGGAGTTCCAGCGCTCGGGCGCGGCGGCGGCCACCGTCAACGCCATCGCTCAGGGCGAGACCCGGTTCACTTCATCCCAGGGCGGGACGCCGACGACGTTGGCGTTCTCGCGCATCAGCCAGTTCCAGGGCTCCATCACTAAGGCCGGACAGCCGGTCGGCAACCTGACCTCCGGCTCGCTCACCTACTCCAATAACCTGGAGAAGATCGAAACCATTCGCTCCGACGGGCTAATCGAGGGCGCCGATCCGACGGTGGCGGCGCTGACGGGGCGCATCGACGTGCGCTTCGCCGACACCGGCCTGATCGACGATGCCGCCGGCGGCACGCCGGTGGATTTGGAGTTCGGCTACACCATAGGCTCCTCGAAGGTCCTGTTCACCGCCCATGAGGTCTACCTGCCCAAGCCCAAGCTGGCCATCGACGGGCCGGGCGGCGTGCAGGCTAGTTTCGACTTCCAGGGGGCCAAGAACGATGCCGCCGGGCGGATGCTGACGGTGACCCTCATCAACGATCTGGACGGGACGCAATACGCATGATCTCCCTCAAGCAACCGAGCAAACCCTACGACATCGAACTGCCCTACGGCATCACGGTCACGGTCAAGCCGCTGACCACGGCAAGCATGGCGGCGTGCCAGGCGACTGCGCGGCGGCGGGTCGAGGCCGTTGAAGCCCAGGTCCGCGACCGCAAGGAATCCGGCCTGCCGCTCGACGGCCTTCCCAACCTGGAAAACGATGAAGAGCGGGACGGCTTCCTGCAATGCCAAGTCGTCTACGAACTGGCGGCGCGGCATGTCACCGCCTGGACCGGCATCGAGGACGATCCGCCGGT